AACCCGGAGATGGGAGTTCGATCCTCTCAGGGCCGGCCAAGCATAAATATCTATAATACCTTTAAGGAGATCGATATGTTTAAAACAAAAGTCACATGGGAATATTCAATTGTTACTCAAGAACAAAAAGATGCAAATCTAGCATTTGAGCAAGCTCGGGCCAGCACCGAAGACAGCACAGTAGCAAGATCAAGTCACCATGCAGAATTACGGGAAAAATCTACAGAATTATCGGGAGAGACCGGAGACAATACAGCCGTTCTTGAAGTAGAAAAAGACGAGGCTGCTGATATAATTCGTCACCACTGGACCAGGACCTGGCCCGATCTAGCTTCTGCACAGCAATGGATTACTGTTGTATTAGCAAAAGGTGCAAAGTCAGCTGTTATTGTTGAATAATGACTTCCGGTACCAAGTTCTATAAAATAAAACTAATAAACAGATTACTAGAACACACTCACCGAGTGCGGAGCCAATTACTAGATGAACTGACCACAAACGCAACTGATCCTGTGGTGTTCAAAAGAAGACTCAGAATGTTGCGCCAGGTCAACAGTTATGAAAGTCAACTTTTACAAAAAGTTGAAAACTTTGAAACCAATGACATGCAAGATTTAGTAAACTTTGATGTTGCTCCTTTTTTCAAAGATATAACCTGGCGTAGTTCATGAGACCACTATTGTCTTTAATCAATCCTAAATATTTTTACAGAATACTAGATTGGCAACACAAACCTTATGAACTGGCAGGTAGCCTTGCCAAGGTCCAAGAGTTTGATCACTACAATAATCTAATTGATCTAAACAGCATATTTTCAACTTTCCCAGCAGGCGATCCTGTAGATCGTACAGAAACTGTTACTGGACCTTTTGCGTTTGCAGTACAGCGGCCTTGGCAACCCGCACAAGCAAAACAAGACTTTAGTGAAGTTATAGCACTACGAGTCAATTACTACCTCAACACAGGCAAGAAATTAAACCTGTGCTGGAGTGGCGGTATTGACTCAACCTGTTTGGTAGCAGGCTTTTTGCAACATACCGCACATCTAGATCAATTGCGCATATTGTATTCTCCATGGAGTGTGTACGAAAATCGCGAGTTCTTTGAATACTTAAAAACAAACTATCCTGCATTGGATATGCTAGATATCAGCGGTGATGTGTATTTAGAAACAGTGTTTGATGGCATCATGATCAACGGCCATGGTGGAGACGAGTTCACTGCTAGTCTTGACGAAAGCTTCTTTGATACCGTTGGATACCAAGGCTTACACCAGCCATGGCAAAGTTTAATAACCGATCCAACTCTCCAAGAATTTTGCACAGAATACTTTGCACTTGCGCAACGTCCTATCGATACTGTGTTAGAAGCACGTTGGTGGTTTTATGCCGCTACCAAGAGCCAAATATTTGCCCCAAGAGATAGTGTGTTTGCAACCAATGCTACCACAAGTGCATTCTTTAACTGTCAAGAATTTGAAGATTATATGTGGCACAATATAGACCAAGTTATAGACAACAACAACTATATATCTTACAAACAGTTTATGAAACAATACATATACCGTTTCTGGCCCAACGACAACTATCTCAAACTTGCTAGAAAAGTAAGCAGTCTACAGTTTGTATTGTACACACGGAAGAAGACAGAACTATTGGGACAGCAATGGATCGCCTATCTAAGTGACGGCACCGCTATACGTACCCTTAATTTGCCTTTATTCAGCGAATGTGAATTTAAAAACACCTATGGAGACAGTCTTGAGTATCTATTCAAATATCTTTGACGGCAAAACTGCTTATTTTAAAACAGCCGTGTTAGAAATAGAATTTTCGGCCACAAGCCAAGATCCTGCCGCACAGGTACATATTGTTATTGATAACCAAGTAATGCTGACAAAGAAATTTTCAACAGACGTCACCAAGTTTGAATATGATATTCCAGAACCCAAGACTGTGTATGGCAATGACATTTTATCGGAGACAGACATCACCGAGCACGAGCTCCGTATTGAGGTCAGTGGACGACCAACCGGTGCTCAGTTACGCATACACAGCATCCGTATTGAAGGCCTGTGCATGCGCCTTACCATGGAAGATTCAGGCACTTGCGAACTCGACGGTGAGTCTGCTGTGCCATCTGAGTACATGGGCCAAGTGGGCTACCAAAGCCTACGGTTCACCACACCGATTTATCCTTGGCTCTTGGCCAACGAGCGCAAAGACACATACTATTATCCTCATTAAAAAATACAATGGCAAAATGCCTTGACATAGCCACCTCCTATACTATATAATAGTGAATCAGTACAAACACTGAGTTTCATTTAATCAAGGAGAAAATATGAAAACCGTAGGCGATAAGTTAGAAGCATTTGCCGTGACAGGCGTGAACCCAGGCAAAGACGATTTCTTTACCATCACAGATAAAAGTTTTGAAGGCAAGTGGAAAGTAATTGTTTACTATCCAAAAGATTTCACATTCGTTTGCCCCACAGAGATTGTGGCATACGACAAGTTGTTCCAGGACTTTGCTGACCGTGACGCAGTCCTGCTCACAGGTTCAACAGACAACGAGTTTTGCAAACTGGCATGGCAACGCAGCCACGAAGACTTGAGCAAGATTCAGCACATTCAGTTTGCTGACACACAACGTTGGAATCCAGATACAGGTGACAATTTGAGTTTGATCGAACAGCTGGGTGTGTTTTATGCTCCAGCAGGTGCGGCATTACGTGCCACATTTATTGTTGATCCAAGCAATGAAATCCAACACGTTACTGTGAACAACTTGAACGTGGGTCGTAGCCCAGAAGAAACTCTGCGTGTACTTGACGCATTGCAAACTGGCGAACTCTGTGCATGTAACCGCACAGTTGGCGGCGAGACTCTGTAATGTTAGAATGTTTGATCTTGGGCGATAGCCTAGCAGTAGGAATAGGACAAGTTCGTAAAGAATGCGTTACCTACGCTAAATCAGGTATCAATAGTCATGACTATGTTAATCGGCATGTACTACGCACCGGCGGTAATAATCAAGCCAAAAGTATTATTATTAGTCTGGGGTCAAACGATCTCAAAAACATTAATACGTTTGAAGAACTTGATACGCTTAGACAGCTGGTCAGCGCAGATCGAGTTTATTGGATTTTACCAAACATCAAAGAAACCAAGCGACGGGCGGTATGGGACGTGGCAAACAAATACAAAGATTGGGTAATTGATGCCAGGGGATCTGAACGCAGTCCTGACACGGTACACCCTACCTACAAAGGTTATAAGGATATTTCGGAGAAAACAAAATGACACAATGGGTAGATCAACTCAAAGAAGGACTTCCTGAGTATGCCAAGGATACCAAGTTAAACTTGGACGCTGTGATTAAACGCAGTACATTGGCGCCCGAGGAAGCAGAAGCAATTGCATTGGCAGCGGCTTTTGCAACAGGCAATGGCAAATTGATTACTTTTATTAGTAGCAGTATCACTGATATCAAAGAGCGTGACGCCGCACTCACCGCTGGCTCGATCATGGCACAAAACAACATCTGGTATCCTTATGTTGAAATGGCCGATGATCCTGCGCTAAAAGGATTGCCAGCACAGTTACGCATGAACGCTATTGCTAGTCATGGTGGAACAACCAAAGCTCGTTTTGAAGCATACAGCCTGGCCGCTAGCATTGTGGGCAAGTGCCATTTCTGTGTCAAAGCTCATTATGAAACACTCAAACAAGAGGGTTACACAGTAGAACAACTTCGTGACATTGGGCGAATTGCTTCGGTAATGAACTCGGTTGCAAAAGTCCTAAACAGTTGACTCGGAGGACGAAACCTGTTATACTAAGTTTCGTCCTACTTAAATAACTGTATGAGCAACGATCTAGCCAAATTTATAAACTCAAAGCGCCGCCACAAAACAGATGTGGCCATATCAAGACAAGTCAAAATTGCCAAGGCACACGGTAGTACGTTGACTGTTAAGCAACCCCATCGACTTGCAAAACGTCATGCTATGGATTGTGGAAACCCACAATGTTACCTGTGTGGAAATCCACGTAAGACACACAAAGACAAACTTACAGCACAAGAAAAGCGATTGTTTCAAAACGTAGAAGTAATTCGCGACACACATTCAAATGGTTTAACAACAAAGGAAGATAATGAATAGCATACAAAATAAACAAGACGCACTTGCATACGAAGCGACCCTAGGACTTTCAAACGAGGCCGCAGTGGCCGCTGTAGGCAACCGTTATGATTTGGTGCTAATCGGTTCTCGGCGTGCTAGGGAATTAGGGCGTGGCGACCAGCCAAAAGTTGATGGTCCCAAGCATGGTGCAGTAATAACGGCTCTCAAAGAAATTGAGCTTGGACTTGTTGGTCGAGATTATTTGTACAAGAAGTTGGACATCGAACCAAGACGTCGTTACAAGGACCATGGCAGCTTCTGATCAGCCAAACTCGGCCAAGGGTCGAGACAGTTTTGATGTTGAAACTGGCAACACCTTAGTACATTTTTTTAACCGTAACGTAACGCCTTACGCTACCAGCACCCAAGGTCCTAAATTTGATCTAGTCCCTGTTGAGAAACAAAAGGACTTGATGATCAATCATGCCAGGATGTATGCCCAGCAAGAGTATGATCGCATTATGGAACTAGTCACAGTATTAGAAAAACAAGCACAAGATATTCGGCGTAGACTTGATGTTACTGATGCTGTATATGCCGCAGAATATAATTTTCAAATTGTCATGGGCAATTGCTACTGGTTGGTATGGCACAAACGACATGAAAAAAATCTACTGGTACTCACCGGACCTGCAGATTGGAACACCGGGGTGCCAGATGACTACGAGTACATAATGCAAGTCAAGTACATGGGTGATCACACCTGGCAAGAAATAATAGTTTCTACTGATTGACTAAAATCTCCTGTTGTGCTATAATTGAGTATTAAATGGAGAACACAATGCCCTGGATTGAAAACATACCTTTAGAAAATGTAGCAACGGGCCGGCATCACGATTGCGGTGCCAACAGTATGCTGATCCAGATTTCAGACCATGACATGGCGTTTCCTACCCCCAGGCATGACTTTAAAGAAGTACACAAATTTACTTTCTTGGATGTTGAAGAGGATGGCATGACCAATACCGGTGGTGGTCGTTCCATCGACCTTAGTGAGTTTGCTATAACAGATGAACAGGCCGCACAGCTGGTACGGTTGTTGCAACATGCACAAGAAAATCGTATGAATGTTGTTGTACATTGTCATGCTGGTATCTGTCGCAGTGGAGCAGTAGCAGAAGTTGGAGTCATGATGGGATTTGCAGACTGCGAGCGGTTTCGTATTCCTAACTTATTAGTCAAGCACAAAATGATGCGAGCACTGGGGTGGACCTACGATGCAGACGAAAAGCCAGACGATGCGGCCTGGCGTAGAATGAACTTAGAGTCTTAATGAAACAAATCATAGTCAATGGCACATTTGATATCGTCCACTCTGGACATCTGGCATTGTTGAATTATGCTCGAAGTCTGGGCGATTATCTTATAGTTGCTATTGACTCTGATCAAAGAGTAAAAGAATTAAAAGGTGCCGATCGTCCTGTAAATACACAAGCGGAACGGCAAGAACTTTTGAGTAATTTACGCTCAGTGAATGAGGTTAGAATATTTGATTCTGATCAAGAACTTGTGAACATTATTGCAGAATGTGCTGTAATGGTCAAAGGATCAGACTATCGGGATCGTCCTATTGTGGGGTCAGAAGTTTGTCCAAGCATTGTATTTTTTGAAAGAATAGATGGTTTCTCAACAACTGAAAAAATTCAACATATTGCTAATAGGTGACGCCTGCATAGATGTGTATCAGTATGGTACCATCGATCGCCTGAGTCCCGAAGCACCTGTGCCTGTGTTTGTTCCAACCTATCAAGAAGAACGTGATGGCATGGCTGGCAATGTGTTTAATAATTTAGAAACACTAGGGTGTGATGTAAACTATCTGTTTGGCAAAATATCCAAAAAGACCAGACTGATTGACCAACGTAGTCGTCAACAAATTGCTCGCATTGACAATGATGTACAGTCTGAGCCTATTAGATTTGAAACTGCAATTCCAACGTATGATGCCATTGTGATCAGTGACTATGCTAAAGGTACAGTAGATTACACTCTTATACACGACATCTTACAAGAAGTAACCTGTCCAGTGTTTGTTGACACCAAGTTGACTGAACTTGATCGCATGCAAGGTGCATGGGTAAAAGTAAATGAACTAGAATACAGCAAACTCAAAAGTGAGTGTGCAGGATTGATTGTTACTCGAGGTGCCAAAGGTGCAGATGTACTTCACCACAGCATTCATTGTTCAGCGCCAGCAGTTGAAGTTGTAGATGTCACAGGCGCAGGAGATACATTCCTTGCTGCCTTAGTATATCAATATCTAGTAACGCAGGATATCAAATCAGCAGTTGAGTTTGCGACTCGTGCGGCATCAATTACAGTACAGCATGTGGGTGTGTATGCACCAACACTAGAACAAATACAATGACAAGATTAACAGGACGAGTAGAGAAAGGGTGGGGTTCAGAAGAGATATGGGCAACCAACGACCGGTACTGCGGCAAACTAATGCACTTTATCACTGGTGCAAAGTTTAGCATGCACTTCCATGCAGAAAAAGATGAAACTTGGTATGTGCTTAGTGGACAGTTTAGTGTGTACTACATTGACACTAATGATGCAAGTGTGCATGTGGCAGAACTAAATCCCGGCGATACTTGGCACAATCGACCACTGTTGCCGCATCAATTGGTTTGTGTGGAAGCAGGTACTGTCATCGAAGTCTCAACCCCAGACTCTGTCGAAGACAACTATCGAGTGTTACCAGGAGACAGCCAAGCATGAAATACATCGTTGATATTGATGATACAATAGTGTCAAACACACACAACGGGAATTATCATGAAGCTGTGCCTATGATGGACAGAATTGCACATTTTAATTTATTGTTTGAGCAAGGTCACGAGATACACTATTGGACTGCACGAGGCAGCCGGACTGGCAGAGATTGGTCTCAGTTGACCAAGCAACAACTGGACCAATGGGGTGTAAAATACACCACTGTTGGCACAGGTAAACCGTCATACGACATCTGGATCGATGACAAAGCAATCAACGTGGAGACGTATTTTGAAAATCTTACTAACCGGGCATAAAGGCTTTATTGGTAGCAATCTGTTGCAATCTTTTGAAGCTGACGGACACGAGGTTGACACCTTTGAGTGGGACGACGGCAACATGCCCAGCGTTATGGAACAAGACTGGGTGATACATATTGGTGGCATCAGTTCAACTACTGAACGTGACATAGACAAAATTCTAACACAAAACTTTGATTTCAGCAGACAGTTGTTTGACGCCTGCAAACGTTTTGGTGTTAACATGCAGTATTCTAGTTCGGCAAGCATATATGGCATGGGGCAAGTGTTTACCGAAGATGCTCCACCGGATCCACGCACACCGTACGCCTGGAGCAAATACTTGTTTGAACGCTATCACACACAACACCAAGGTGGTAACGTGGTGCAAGGTTTTAGATATTTCAATGTGTATGGTCCCGGAGAAGATCACAAAGGTAGCCAGGCTAGTCCTTTTCATCAATTTGCAAAACAAGCAAAGGAAACTGGCAGGATCAAGATTTTTGAAGGTAGCGAACACTCTCGACGAGACTTTGTGCCAGTACAAGATGTTGTGGCCATGCACTTGAGATTTCTTACCCGACCCACAAGTGGCATATACAATATAGGAACAGGACAAACTCAGAGTTTTCGAGAAATAGCTGAACAATTTAATGTACCCATTGACGAAATCCCCATGCCCGAAAACTTGAAAAATAATTATCAACGGTACACTTGTGCTGATATGACTCGAACACATCAGGCACTAAACGGTTGACCAATAATTCCCAATTTGCTATAATTAACAATTAAAGAAAGGAGCACAAGATGCCATCAGTATTTTTAGTCAGTGACACACACTTTGGACACGCCGGTGTCTGTCGCTTCACTCACCCCGATGACGACACAGTGAAATTGCGTCCGTGGGATGACCCTGACGAGATGGACGAAGAAATGGTCCAACGCTGGAACGATCGTGTGCGTCCCAACGACAAGGTGTACCACTTGGGTGACGTTGTTATCAACCGCAAGGCCTTGAAAACATTGGCCAGGTTGAACGGGGATAAAGTATTGATCCGTGGTAACCATGATATCTTCCGTGACGACGAGTACCGCGAGTACTTTCGTGAGTTGCGAGCGTACCATGTGATGAATGGAATGATCTTGAGTCACATTCCTGTGCATGAAGCATCGTTGGGCCGATTTGGTGTTAACATTCACGGACACTTGCATGTCAATCGTGTGCGTAAGGCACGTGGTGTTGATGCCAAGACCGGCACTGTATTGTACAGCAAGGAGATTGACCCTCGGTATCATTGCGTATGCGTGGAGCAAACTGACTTTGCCCCCATCTTGTTTGAAGACGTGATCAAACGTATCGAAGCAGAAGGTGGTGTAGTTGGGTTCAAATCCGGCAACGGACCCACAATGTAAAAAGTAATACTCAAGTACTACAAAAGCCCTACTCTATGTAGGGCTTTTTTTTGGTTGACCAATAATTGCCCTTTTGCTATAATCATAATATGAAATTAGATACTAACGAAATTTTGCAGTGGGCAGGTGCCGTGTTTATTGTAGCAGGGCACAGTCTCAACGCTGTTGGACCTGCGGCCTATCCCTACAATATCCTTACATTTTTTGTGGGAACTATACTGTTTCTAGCATGGACCATCCGTGTTGCAAATAAACCACAGATGTTTGTGAATCTTGTGAGTGTAGCAATTGGGTTTTCTGGGCTAGTAAAAGCATTTGGTTGACCAAATATTCCCAAAATGCTATAATATAGCATAGATTAACAAAAAGGAGCCAGAAATGAGTACAGAAACTTACAACCGTTTAACAGAACAAGAAAAACGCCAAGTTGGCATGTATGGTTGCACTGAAGCCCAAATGCGCGAAGCGGTAGAATCGTCAATCACTTTCAAGTTCTCCGGACCTGCAATGGTTGCGGCCAGCTTGATGAGTGATGCACAAGAAATGATCAACACTGAGTACGGCGAAGTTGACAGCATGCGGGCCGAAGATGCTCGCCAGTGCCTGAACCGTGCAAAATTTATTTTATTCACTTACATCATGGACAAGGAGACAGCATGAGCCGAATGAGCGAACTTTATCTGGACATTCAGACCAGGCTGGAAAAAGGCCGGACTGCAATGGACATTGCCCGTGAACTGGAAATCCCAGTGAGTTGGGTTTACGAGGCAGGAGAGACTGTTGAAGAACCACAAGAAGTTCTTAGTCCTTTTGCTACAATAAACAGTTGACGATAAAATCAACATCTGCTACACTATAGACTTAGTAACTAGAAAGGCACAGCCCATGTCAGAATCCCGCACCGTCACCGCGCTTCAAGCAAAAAAATCCCTGCTTAAAGCATTTAAAGTCAAACGTCCCTTGTTCTTGTGGGGTCCTCCCGGCATTGGCAAGAGTGAATTGGTAGAAGGCATTGCCAACGAACTTGGCGGTCTAATGATCGACCTGCGCCTGGGCCAGATGGAGCCCACGGACATTCGTGGTATCCCGTTCTACAACAAGGACATTGGCAAAATGGATTGGGCTCCACCTGTGGAACTGCCCGATGAAGAGATGGCCAAAGACTATCCTATTGTAATTTTGTTCTTGGACGAACTTAACAGTGCCGCACCTTCTGTCCAGAGTGCCGCTTATCAACTTATTTTGAATCGACGCATTGGCAAGTATAAATTACCCGACAATGTTGTGATGGTTGCCGCAGGTAACCGTGAAAGCGACAAGGGTGTGACCTATCGCATGCCAACTCCGCTAGCAAATCGTTTCATCCACCAAGAGATGAAGGTAGACTTTGCTTCGTGGCAAGAGTGGGCAGTTAACAACCGTATCCACAAGGACGTGGTTGGTTACTTGAGTTTTGCCAAGCAGGACCTGTACGACTTTGATGCAAAGAGTGCCAGCCGTGCCTTTGCTACACCACGCTCGTGGACTTTTGTGAGCCAGTTGTTGGACGAAGGCGATGACGACGACACTATAATGAACTTGATTGCAGGTACTGTGGGTGAAGGTCTTGCTGTGAAGTTTATGGCCCATAAAAAGGTTGCCAGCCGCATGCCTAACCCTACAGACATCTTGAACGGCAAAGTCAAAGACTTGAATGTTAAAGAAGTGTCAGCCATGTACAGCCTGGTGATCTCCATGTGCTATGAGTTGAAGGGTGCAGTAGAGAACAAAGTGGAAGACAAAAAGTTCCACGAGATGGCCGATAACTTCCTGGGCTACATGATGAAGAACTTTGAGACCGAGTTGACTGTAATGGGTGCTCGTATTGCGTTGACCACATACGACTTGCCATTCCTCCCGACCAAGTTGAAGAACTTTGACGAGTTTCACCAACGCTTTGGCAAGTACATCTTGCAGGCGTCGGCCTAAGTTTAAGGGGTCGTGTGGATTAAATACACGGGCTGTGGACACATGGCCCCTTTCTTCCTCTAGTATGAAATACAAAGTTGTTAAATTAGATGCAAGGTACAGTCATCACACCACCTACCAGTACATGATTGAGTTTTCAAAAGGACATTGGATTGGTACTGGTGTGTTGGATTTTGATCGTGCCCGACGTTGGTTCACAACAAATTATGGATGGGGTCAAGATGTCGACGTACGAAGCGAACTGCTTCGTACCCAACAACACCATGAGGAAGAATTTGAGCCAGATGATATCAACTCCACCTGGTCGTTTAGTGCCAAATACAATGACTATCGGATCTATGTTGCAACAGATAAAGAACTCAGTTGGTTTTTGTTATGTCATCCCGCATCACAGTAAAAAAGAACTTGATTGTGTTTCATAGCCCTGGTGACTGGAGTGCCATTTATACCAGAATTCTCAAAGATTTTGGCATGGGTATGGCAGTGCGTACTCGGCTAAGAAGAGAACTTGGTTTCACTTATCGCAACTATCAAGAGTGGATCTGGGTTGCCAAAATGGATGGAGGCCACAAGTATTGCAAACAGCAAGTGCATGTTGATTTTTACACAGAATCTGCACAAAGTTGGTTCCAGTTAAAGTACTTGAATTTAGGTAATACCCAAGTACTACTTGACCAATAAATCGTGATCTGCTATAATATACACATAAACAACAAAAGGAACAGCCCGTGACTACCGCTACTACTACTAACAAAAAAGAGTCCGATAAGTTCAAAGATCTTATTGGACCCATGGACACCAAACTTGACAAAGTTGTGCGTGAAATGTTGATCACTGCCCGTGTGGGTCTGTTGTTGAAGGCCTCATTCTTTGGCAACCTTGCTACTCGTTTGAAACTGGTAAACGGAGATGAGTGGTGTGCCACTGCCGCAACAGACGGCAGAAACTTCTACTACAATAGTCGCTTTATCAAAATGCTCAAGCCCAAAGAGATTGAATTCTTGTTTGGACACGAGGTCCTACATTGTGTTTATGATCACTTTGGGCGTAGGGGCGATCGCGATCCACAGTTGTTTAATATTGCCAACGACTTTGCAGTAAACGGCGACTTGGTCAAGCACAAGGTAGGTGAGATGATTACATCTGTGCCTTGCTTGTTTGATCGCAAGTATGAAGGCATGAGCTCCGAAGAGATCTATGATGCTTTGTACGAAAAAGCAGAAAAGATCAATATCAGTGACTTGTTGGACAAGATGATTGATGAGCACATGGATGGTGACAGCGACGGTGATGGCGACAAAGAAGGCAAAGGTCGTCCCAAGCTCACTCCCGAAGAGCGTCAGCAAATTAAAGATGAGATAAAAGAAGCCATGTTGGCAGCGGCCGCCACTGTAGACGGTGCAGGCAATATTCCAGCAGGTGTCAAGCGTCTTATACAAGACATGACTGAGCCCAAGATGAACTGGCGAGAACTGTTGCGTATGCAATTAGAAAGCACTATCAAGAGTGACTACACCTGGATGCGAGCCAGTCGTAAAGGTTGGCACATGGATGCGGTCATGCCCGGCATGAAACTGGACCCAATGATTGATATTGCTATTGCACTGGATGCGTCGGGCAGTATCAGCGAAAAGATGTTGAAAGACTTCTTGGGAGAAGTTCAAGGCATCATGGATTCGTTCCCAGCGTATCGTATCCATGTTGTGACTTTTGATACCGACTGCTACAATCCTGCACAATACGATAGTGACAATTTGGATGACATCTGTGACTACGAAGTGTCAGGCGGTGGCGGTACTGATTTTGATTGTATCTTTACATATTTGAAAGAGAACGAAATTGAGCCCAAGCGTCTGGTTGTGTTTACAGACGGATACCCATTCGGTTCATGGGGTGATGAGAACTATGCGGATACTGTTTGGATCTTGCATGGTACCACAACTATTGAGCCACCTTGGGGTCAACACGCCTACTACGACGAGGCTGAGTGATGATTGACTTTGATAATCTTGAGCTCAAGCACATGGGCATGGAAGTGCCACATCATACTCGCGAGACCATTGAGAACTACCTGATTCGTGGCTGGGCTCCAGGCGGGTTTGTTGAGTCAATGATTGCCCGAGATTACGAACGTGCTTTGTACACCGCTGATACTGGCAACCGTCAAATGTTCTGGGCCATTGCCATGTGGATCAACGAGAGTATGCCTGCTCAATCACGTGGCAGTTATAAGACTATCGAACAATGGCGTGATGATTTAGGCGGTTGTCGTACTGCATATTGCAGCGAGATAGAGAAGAAGATAGTTTGGAAAAAACTAAAGGAGGTGGCATGATAAATGATTGTATAGAAAAATTTGCACGTGAGTGCGGTGCTTGGAATCAAGTGTATGGCAACAGAACGTTCATGATTGACGAACACTTTGATATTGAAAAGTTTGCTGAGTTGATTGTTGAAGAATGTGCTATGATCTCTGATACGGAGAGATCCAATTCACTTGGTTGTGGATATATTACTAAAACAAACGGTATGAGAATCAAAGAACATTTCAGAATTAAACAATGAACAACGAATTGAAAGCAATAGCAGTTGAAGCCGGTGCACCAGTGGAAGTGTTGAATACCCTTTGGTTTAGCATCTTTTGTCAGAAGTTTGCACACCTGATTATTGAAGAACTTGAGAAGGATGGAGTTGAACAATGACCAAACTTGAAACTGCCCTAAAAACTCACGACTGGAGCCTGGACGGATGGAAAACTCGTACTGAACTAGATCGATTGATGAAAGAAAATCCTGACACAGGCAAAGCACTATGGGAACAATATTGTCCGTGGAGTGACGCCAATGGTGGATATATCAAATGGAGTCAACATGAATGACTTTTTGCAAGCACTAGCACCTTTTGTGTATGGATTTGTGCTGGGATACTTTTGGCATCCTGTATGGAACTTGTGCAAGAGGATTTATCAAGAGGCCAAGTTGGCTAAACAACAATGGAGAAACCCCAATGGAAGTTGAAATGATTGAGAAAACAAAAGATCGCTTTGATCTTGAGCAAGAGATTTTGCAATGCTGGAACGTCACTGACGACATCAAAAACTATGTCAACGAGAGTGCCACAACAGAAGATTTCAAAGTACTGGCCGAGTACTACGAGCGCAAGTTTGATCGCTTGTGGAATACATTTGAATCAATAGTTCGCGAAAGAAAGATGTGAGCAAGATTCAACAACGCATGACTGAACTCATGCGTCCGATAGAGCAACAGATCCTCATGTGCGACAGCCGTGAAGATCAATTGATGATGGCTTGTGCTATGTTACAACGCACAACAGAATTGTTCGACCTTCACATTGGTGAAGACGGACGCAAAACAATGTTTAAGGATTTAATATAATGTACGCATGGATAATAAAACATCAAGATGTTATTTCTGGCTTTGTGTCAGGTGTTAGTTTAATGGTTGCCGCAGATTACTTTGCTCGAGGCGACATGGCCTATGGCAGTTTGAGCCTGTTTGTTTCAGTAGTAAACTTGTTGCTGTCTGGCAAAAAAATGGGTCAGCATAGGCAATCAAACTGATTACTTCAATCGTATCGGCTACAAGCATGTGTACGATATAGGTGATCGAGTGATTGGTAAGTGGAACCGGATCCCGTTTGTGGGCACTGTGGGCAACGATCGACTGATCAATCATGTGATTGGTCCTGAAGTTACAGTACACCTAGATTTACCCATCCGGTTTGACAACAAGATATATAACTTTATCATTGTCAAGCACAAGGATATTAAGGAGTATAAATGAACTCAGTTGACATGGCCACTAACTTGATCTTTAGGGCAAAAAACTTACAGGAATTTACCGTCACTACGGAAGTGCCAAATGGCGTTAGATTCAACGGCGTTGTTCCATTTGATATCAACATCACTGGTACCATGTTAGAAGCACGAGTGTGGGCAGTGGACTTCAACGAAGCAGTTGATCGCCTAAACGAGTTTCTCCAAAATGACGATTAAAATAATTTATATAGGCATTTAGACATTAAATATCTATATGGAAAACGCACAACTTACTATTGCCGATTTGGCATCAATACACACTCTCATCGACGCCGCTTGCACTCGCGGTGCTTTCAAGGCACCCGAGATGAGCCGAGTTGGCGAAATCTATGACAAACTGACTCGATTCCTTGAGGCTGCCACACAGCAAGCACAGGAACAAGCAGAACAAGCAGAACCACCACAAGGAGATACTAATGCTTAAACATATAGGACGACACGGAGACCGCAAGGTTGCACTACTCTTTAGAGAAGTACCAGGTGAGGATCACATGTGTCTTGTGGTATATCCCGACACCTTGCCCACACACATTCATAATTCAATTATGGCCACGCTGGAAAGTCCTGCTGGACAGGCCGCTACCAATCTATCTGAAGTATTGCATCGCAATCTCCTGCCAGATGGTCGTCCACAACTGGAAGCCTTGCACCGAGAAGGCATGATCAAGAAGGTGCCTACTAATCAAGTTATTGTAACTCCCACCGCACAAAGCAGTGTGAAGTTGGATGAGATGAACAAGATCATTCGCGAAATGGAACAAGGCGGCGAAGCACTCAAGCGACTGCAAGAAATTGACGCCAGTGCCGGCATTGTTGATCCTGCACAAAAGCGCAAGGCCGAAGCAGAATTCAAACGTAGAGAAGAACGTAAATCACAAGACACAGCTACACCTTATGTACCACCACTACAGTCCCCGGATGGTGCTCTGGATGACAAGACTCTTGCGGCCAACATGTTGGCACAGGCCAAACGCATGGAAGTAGAAGCCAAAGGTATGATTGCTGAAGCTGCCAGAATGAAAAAACAAGCACAAGGATTGAATCCCAGTGTTAACTTGGCAGACTATGCCATGGCCGATCCGGTTGTCTCAACGGCACCCCGTAAAGGTCGTCCTCCCAAAGTCAAGCTAGCGACTGCTGATGCCGTTCAGTGATGAATTTATACAACAGTGGGAACACATAATCTCTGAAGTGACCAAGACCGAAGTTCCACTTGAATGCATCAAAAAAGTTGTGATCAAGTTGGATGGTAGCCAAAATGGTCATCGACAAAGAACTTTAAATTTAGCCACCTTGCGACGCCAAGGACTTGATGTTGAGGAACTTGAGATGGTGTTATCACGCACACTTACCGAACTTGGAGATCAAGTTCGTGATATTGACTTTGTGGTTGATGTTTCAGAAGTTGCCAAAATGGTACAACCTGAAACTGACAAACTATTAAAAGATCTATGAATGTTACCCTTCTATCCTACAGTCAGCCAACTGAATCATTTAGATCCCAAGGTGTTGACGACGCTCAGGAACTTATCGCGTATTGTGCCCGTGTGTCCAATCCTGCCAACCAATTTAACACAGAAACAAGCGAACGACTCATCCGATATCTTATCAAGCATCAGCACTGGAGCCCACTCGAAATGGTCTCCGCCTGTTGCGAAATCGTCACCACCCGCGACATTGCCCGACAGATTCTACGTCACAGAAGTTTCAGCTTTCAAGAGTTCTCCCAGCGATATGCTGATCCTACAGCTGAACTCGATGAGGCGTTTGTGCTACGTGAGGCACGATTCCAAGACACCAAGAATAGACAGAACAGCGTAGACTTGGACATGGCGGATGAGGAGCAAAAGCTTCTTGCTTATGAATGGGAACGTGCTCAAAAGCGTGTGTTGTATGCTGTGAAGAAAGAGTACAAGTGGGCAATTGACAATGGCATTGCCAAAGAACAAGCTCGCGCAGTATTGCCCGAAGGTCTTACTGTGAGTCGCATGTACATGAACGGCACACTTCGTAGTTGGATTCACTACATGGAACTACGTGCGTCAAATGGCACACAAAAAGAACATCAAGAAATTGCTCAAGCATGTGCTCAAGCCATTGCCGCAATCTTCCCAATGACCTCGACTCTTGTAGCATAATCTGCTACAATGTGTTATGGCCATAACACACAACGAACAAGCCGAGCACTGGCAACCCCAAGAAGTTAAAATTATTGGAGATCGAGCCATACGATTTCGTGATGTATGCGTACACGAGATTCGCATGGGTGATGTAGAAGATCCAGATTTAATGGTTGCTGACCCAATTTGGAAGTGGCAAGAATCAGATGCTGGACAATTCATAATGGAACATGCCGAAGACAAACCTTACTGGACTCGCAGTATGGATCCGCACAGTTATGGGCACATGTACCGCATCATGGCCAGACTCAGCGAACAAAACGAAACTTTTTGGAAACTCAAATGGGGAAACGTTAAATGAAATTTTTAGTAACCGGTGGTATGGGCCTGATTGGGCACAACGTAGTACAACGTCTAGAAGACCGAGAACACGAAGTTGTGATTGTGGACATCATGACCAACTATGGCATTATTCCGCAAGACGAACTAGAGTACTTGTTGGATGAGCGGCGTAAGAAGATTCGAACACAAGACATATATCGTACTGATATTTCAGATGCATGGGCGTTTGATCGTGTAGTAGAAGAACACAAACCCAATGTGATCATACACATGGCCAGCTTTCCTCGGCAGAAAGTTGTTAATGCCAATCCTGCCTGGGGTGCCAGAGTCATGATGGAGGGTTTGATCAACGTTTGCGAGAGTGCCAAAAAGCACGGTGTAGAGCGTGTGGTGTACATATCTAGTAGCATGGTCTACGGAGACTTTGCGGATCAAGTGCTAGAGGATGCTGACTGCCGTCCGATTGGGCAATATGGAATTATGAAATTATGTGGAGAAGATCTTGTTAAAGACTATCATCGTCGTGGTTGCTTTGACTACGCTGTTATTCGCCCTAGTGCTGTATACGGGCCCTTGGACGTGGAAGACCGAGTGGTTGCAAAATTCATGCTCACCGCCATGCGAGGAGGCGTTCTACGTGTTAATGGGGCAGGGGAGACGTTAGACTTTACCTATGTAGACGATGCTGCGGATGGTATTGTGGCCGCTGCCACACGTATCATGAGTGCTAACAAAACATTCAACATTACCAAATCACACAGTGTTAGTTTATTAGAAGCCGCCGAAATGATTGTGAAGATTGTGGGCCGGGGCACAATTGAATGTCGAGATAAAGATGCAGACTTTCCAAGTCGTGGCGCATTAAATATTGATCGTGCAAAGACCATACTTGGATATGATCCCCAGGTAGACGTTGAACAAGGATTTGAAAATTACTACAACTGGCTTAACAATTCCGTTTACTGGTCTAAAAAAGCAGTATAATAATCTCCGTACAGAAATCCTGGACACAACAGATGAAGTGTTGCGTTCAGGTAATCTCATGGGTGGCAACTATACTGCTGAGTTTGAAAACTGGTTGGCCAAACGAAATCACGTGAGTTATGCTGTGACTTGTCATTCAGGTACACAAGCACTTGAAATATTAGCCGGATATTATCGCGACAACGATCTTTCTTACATAAATCCTCCCACAGTACTAGTACCAGCATTGACTTATCCAGCCACTGCTAATGCTTTCCTACGAGCAGGATGGAAAGTTATAATTGGTGAGACCGACTACTATGGTCAGTTAGATACACGAAAGATACTCAATGATATGGACACACACTTTCATGCTGTGTGTGCTGTGGGCTTGTATGGTGCGGCCTTGCATGATATGATACCGGTGCAGAATCGTGCCTTGGTGATTGAAGATGCGGCCCAGCACTGGTTGAGCAACAATAGTCAAAGATCTGGTGCGGCTGCTGTTAGTTTTGATCCTACCAAGAACTTGGCAAACTATGGCAATGGTGGTGCTGTGATATCTGATGATAGAAATCTCTTGGACTATGCAAGAGACTGGGTAAACAATGGCAAGCACACACGACATGCCGAAACTGGCACAAACTCCAGGATGAGTGAAATAGACTGTGCCCAAATGATGATCAAAACCAGATATATTGATTCATGGCAAAAACGACGTGGCGAGATTGCGGCACACTGGATCGAACAACTAAAGAAGCGCAATGTACGTTCGTTAATTGACGACAGCAACTTCTCAACTCATTGCTATCACAAGTTTGTGATTGAAGTGGATGCCAGAGATATTGTGCAACGTAACCTTGCCATATGCAAAATTGAAACCAAAATTCACTATGCTGAACCCCTACATGAATTACCTGCTTATCAGCACCTGGACAATCCCGGCGGGTTACTAAGTCCAGCATCATCACTAAGCAGACGTTGCCTAAGTTTGCCTATCTACCCTGAACTCACAGACCTTGAAGTAGAATACGTTATTGATCAGTTGTTAGAAATTGTATGATTGAATATGCAAACATAAGAGATGTGCATCTTGAAATATCAACATTTTGCAATGCTGAATGTCCACTGTGTCCAAGAAATTTTCGAGGGTATCCTTACAACGATGGATATCCCGAACTCAATTTTACATTAGCCCACGCACATAAAATCTTTGATACTGAGTTCCTAAAGCAGTTAAAAAGAATTCAAATCAATGGCAACTACGGTGACATTATTATGAATCCCGAAGCTGTGAAAATTGTGCGTTATTTTAGAGAACACAACAAAACTCTTGCTATTGACATTAGCACAAACGGATCTGCTAGGAATCAAACTTTTTGGCAAAACTTGGCCGCGCTTGATGCTCATGTATTATTTTGCCTTGACGGACTAGAAGATACACATCACTTGTATAGACAAAATACTGTTTGGTCAACGATTATCAAAAATGCAAAAACATTCATTACAGCAGGAGGTCGTGCAACATGGAAGTTTGTTAAATTTGATCACAATGTGCATCAACTTGACGCATGTAGGCAAATGTCGAAGGACCTTGGGTTCATTGGATTTCAATCTGTTGACCATGGAAGGAACATAGGACCTGTGTTTGACCGACACGGAAATCACACCCATGTCATAGGAAAATACTCTGGGCCAACAGAGTTCAAAGTGTTATTTCATAAAAAACAAACAGACGAAGTACTGTTAGAAGACATAACCGATGTGCGGGTACCAAAGAAAGTTATCAGTTGCTCCGCAATCAACAATCGTAGCATCTACATTGCCGCCAACGGAGATGTTAGTCCATGCTGTTGGACTGGCTTCTACCCACAAACATACGGATCTGGTGAGTATCATCAAGCAGTAAACGCACAATTAAAACCACTGAGTGCAAAAAACAATGCACTAGAATATTCTCTAGAAGAATGTGTCCAATGGTTCAATAACATAAAACAAAAGTGGGATATTGATTCTTACGAAAACGGACGGTTGGTAGTATGCGATGACCACTGCGGTCGTTAACTAGACACTAGCGATCGTTTAACAAACGCATAACTTGCAAGCCATGCCCACTCGTAGCTCTTGCGGAGTTCAGTGGGATCGCCTTTGACCTCTTCATAGTATTCCACAGCGTCTTGAGCACCCTTAGAGCTCCAATGTCCGTTGGCAATGGCACCAGAGTCTTCCTTTAACCATACCTTTAGTCTATATTCATTTTCCACGTCGGGCAAGCTGGCACGTAGTTTAAGTGCTTCACGGAAAGCAGTTCGCCAGGCCATCCAAGGTGTTTCAGCATACATGGCTGTGCCACTGAGAATAGGTACAACTTCGTGTGCTTGATCTAGAGTAAAATCCAGGCCAACACCTGTGTTCTCCAACGCCAATTGCCGGTTGTAGGCAATCATGGCCTGGTGGCCGTACACCAATCCATTCACAGGATTACCAGCATGGAAAATATAGTGTTTGGGCTGTTGCATACGATCAGGTTGCCAGGTCCAATCAAACATTTGAGTTACTTCTAGCTTGGCAAACACAGCAAAGAACCAAGGTGTGGTGCTGGCTCTAGCCGCTGTGTGGTATGCTGCCACTCGTCCGTTTACACCTTCTACTAAGTGAACGCGGTTTGTGTATTTTGACTCGTTGGCCAGATACATTGTCATCTGCAAATAATTAGATCTGGCATTGGGTTCGCCATTTGCAATAAACACAATATCCAGGGGCTGTTCCTTTAACATGCGATGTGTTCGGTCTATGAAAGGATAATCATACAACTGTGTTTGTATGTCTCCGACTGCGGCCTTGGGCACAATCACACTTGATGCTCCTACACTGAGTGGCACAATAGTTTTGGTTTCCTGGCGCCATAGCGGGACTGTTGCTAGATTACCTGGCACATAATCTGTTGTGGTATACACAGCAAGCGGACCATCAAACGGTAATGCACGTACTGCTTCAGCTTGACTGTCGTAGTTGTGTTGTATCACGGGCATGGGCTTGCGTGGTACACTTGTATCCACAAAGTTCACATCATACCATTCCAACAAGGCTTTCCGATCGCCGTACTCAGCAAATGTAGGTACATGCATGAAGAATGTATCACCAAACTTCTCGCCATCGCTGGCAAACACATGAAGCATTGTGGCCTGCCAATCTTCTGGGTGCCATGTGAAGTCAAAGTTGGTGTAATCACAAATGCTTGAGCATATCCATGCATACTCATGTTCGCCCACTAGACTCTTTGCTATGCGTACCAAGGTATCGCGATAGTTGTCAAAGTAACGCACACGCCTTGTGGTGTTGGCAATTTTCCCTGCAGACCCATCCAAATGATCTATTTCAATTAGGGCTGTGGCTCGGCCTGCTGTTTGTACTTTTAGTTCTGCTAGATACTTGGTTTCTACAGCACCAGGGACTGTGTACACAGGCCCGCCGGTCTTTTGATGCTGTGTGGCAAACTGATATCGATAAGGAGGATCTCCTGGATCAGGAACCCAGGAATAATCTACACCAGCAGGGTCAACAGAATCGGGCACAGTCCAGTTGGCAGTGTTAGGCAATAAATCAGCACGTGGCCAGCGCACATACTTGCGTTCTGTTGCTCCTGGCATACGATACTCCACAGTAGGCATCTTCTCTGCTGGCCACCACTGATTGCCAAACACATAGATATAAGGTGGGTCTCCAGGATCTGGCACCCAACTGTAGTCCATGTCACTTTCAATCACATTGTACCAGGGTCGATTGGGGTTCTCAGCCAACTCAGCCCGCGGGCGATCCATGTACTTGCGTTGGGTTGCACCCGGCACGGTGTATTCTACTGTGGGCATTTTCTCAGCAGGCCACCACTGGTTACCGAACACATAGATGTAAGGAGGGTCATGTGGATGCGGAGCCCAGGTGTAATCAAAGTCCACACTCTTGACCAAGATATCAAACTCAGCAGGCGTATCTCGATTGGGAATAATCTTGCTGTGAAAGTGATACTTGATCTCACCCGATCGTGGCACAAGGTATGTGCCCGAATATTCATGATGTTGACTGGGCCATACATGTGTGTATTCGCGTTGCCATGGCACAGGTTGAAAATCCCAGTCATGTGTGCTATAATTACATAAGTATGAGATCCACCAGAAATACTCAGTACGACACAACTGTTGAGCGTGAGCAATCGAATCAGCTTCGCGCTCATGTGCAAAACAACCGGGTTTCTTTCCTGAATAGAATACGTCAAACATGATTAGAATAGATGAAATTTACAACAATACTTTTTGGCCTTGGTTGCGCCAACACCGTCCCGGTGTACGTGCATTGATGTGTGATCCGTTTGGACGTAGTGATCCTGATAGCGTTATTGGGTATGGTAGAGAAGATATGCACGAATACAATTATATATTCTTTTTTGACCAAGAGCCTATTCATTTGAGCATACACCAGCCAACTTTCCTTAAGATATTTGAGGATAATGGAGATATAACGCATACAAACGGTCTCTCGAACCCGCCCACACAAGTTGCTGGATATCTTTGTACCAGTGAACGAGATAGCGAAAACGTACAGCAGATATGTGCCAAATATAATTGGAAACCACTGTATTATTTCTTTCATGGGTGGGCCGCACTGGATTGGTATCGTGGTTACGATCGAACATTCTTAATTACACCGCCAAGCAAACGTCGCATCACAAAGACTTTTATTGCGCCCAACCGTATCATTGCAGGTGAACGTCAACATAGATTAGAAGTGCTGTATCACATATTCCGGAACGAACTTATTGACAATCACATCAGTTGCCCAGATGTGTGTCCGGCTGAAGACATCTCAATATACGAGGCTATCAAACCTTTGGCTCAGAAGTATCCAGACATTGAAACTGTGTTTGCCAATGCATCATTGCCCATGAGCTTTAGGGGCGAAACAGATCATCCCATGCATTCATGCTGGCTGAGCCTGTTTGACGAGTCAGCAGAGAGTTTGTTATACTTGGTTACCGAAACTGTGGCCACAGGACGCAGGCATCACATTACTGAAAAAACATTCAAACCCATTGCCCTGGGCATGCCTTTTGTTATTGTGGGCACTCGGGGCAGTCTCGAGTATTTGCGCAGTTATGGTTTCCGTACATTTGAAGGCATATGGGACGAAAGCTATGACTCAGCAGAGGATGATGTGCGTATTGCACGTATTGCTAGTTTGTTGCGGAGCCTAGACGAGCTGTCACCAGCAGGCAAACAACACTTGTTTGATGCTGCACAAGAAGTTATCAAGCACAATTGGAATCACTTTTACAACGGCGGCTTTGAAGCTGTGTTGTGGCAAGAACTACAGGAGATGTTGAATGGCATTAACACTGATAGCGGACCAAATAGTCAAGGGTAAAATATATCCTGCGTTTGCTCAACACGAGGGCAGACCATTCACCCAGAGCTGGCGTGAGTTTGGTTCACACTGGCCTTATACCATCCCGTTGCGATTGCAAGAGTACTGTGACCATCATGCAGTCCGACTGAACATTGTGGGGTTGCATGATACCTGGCCAGCAGATGCTGTGTATCCTGTGGGACTAGGATTCTTTGATTTTGCTATAGACTATTTTGAACTGTTGCCTGAACGTGTGATGACTGAACTATGGTGGAGTCATATTCGCATATTGTTTTACTATCACGAAGGGGACAATCCTGAACGTATAAAACAAAGACTAGATGCGTTGGTCAAACAACATCAGTTGCCCCAGAAATGCTATGTGTTTGTCAGTGCCAACACTGCCGCACGTGATATTCCTGGTTTTATTTATTTCAATGACTTTGAACTTTGGTATTACCAACGCAATCGTAACGTCGCACCATTGGAAATACACGGCCGGCCTCGCTCCCGAGACTTCACTGCCCTGGTACGTTTACACAAACCCTGGCGGGCAATGGCCATAGCCGATCTGCAACAAAATAAACTGCTGGACAACAGTTACTGGAGCTATTGCGAAACTGTAACTGAGCCTGTGGATTTTGCTGAAAGCCCCATTGAAATAGACAGCATCAAAAATCTACGTGAGTCAACTCAACTGTTTTTATCTCAAACTCCTTATGTAAGTGATGAGTTATCTGATAGTGACCGCAACAACCACAGCATGATAGAACCCAAGTATCATGTAGATAGTTACTGTAACATAGTGTTTGAAACGCACTTCGATGCTGATCAATCAGGTGGTACATTCTTGACAGAAAAAACTTTCAAACCAATCAAACACGGACAGTTGTTCTTCGTAGCAGGTTGTGCTGGCAGTCTAGAGCTGCTGAGATCTCAAGGATATCGTGTGTTTGACAACGTGTTAGATAACACATATGATCGCCTTGAAGACAATACCGAACGTTGGGTACGTCTTTGTACCGCCATTAAAGAATCACAGCATCGCCTGGCCGACAGATTTGCCACAGCACAAGAAGACATCATGCACAACCAACAGTTATTTCTTGAACTCAAGACTGCTCGCTTAAATATCCTACTCGAGCAAATTGATGAATCCTATTAATTCCTACACAAGTTGGCAACCCCTTGAAGAAGTCATAGTCGGCCGTGCGTACAGCCCAGACTATTTTGACTTCATCGAGAACGCACAGGTGCGCAATCAGTTGCAACAAATCCTTTCGGAAACTGAAGAAGATCTTGCCAACTTGCAACGCACAATAGAAAAGTCGGGTGCTCGAGTACGTCGTCCTGACTTGCCCAACCGTGAACACTTTATTCAATCACAGGTTCACGGCAGTGGTGCACCACTGCCTCCACTCACACCACGTGACTGGCAAATCACACTGGGCGACAAACTGTTGCGTGTGTTGGCCATGCCGGAACTGGATGGTCTGTGCGGCGAGTATGAGTCTGCAGGCGGCACAGTGATCAATCCGCATGGTCCTACAGGCTGGGATGAGAACTGTATTCTCAATCAAGCGAGTGCAAGTTGCATTGTGCGTGTGGGTCGTGATGTGTTCTTTGACAACTCAGACTTTTTAAAGCCCGAACAGACTCGCTGGATTGTGGACACGGTGCTGGGTCCTGAATATCGCATTCATGAAGCTGTCACTGACGGCCATGGAGATGCTGTGTTTGCTATTCTCAAGCCTGGAGTGTTGCTGAGTTCCAAGCACGATGTTAACTTGGACTTGGCCCGAGACTTTCCCGGCTGGGACGTATGCAAGATATGGGATTCAAGTATCTGGGCTGCCATGGAAGTGGGCAAGTTCAAGTACGAACAAAGCCCAGGTGCTTGGTATGTGCAAGGACAAACGCCCACTCCAGAGTTCACACAGTTCGTGGACACATACCTAACTAAGTGGACCGGCTTTGTGGCCGAAACTGTGTTTGATGTCAACTGCTTGGTACTAGACGAAAACCATGTGATCTTTTCAGCGTACAACAAGGAAGTGTTTGACTACTGCCGTAAACATAAGATAGAGCCTATCATTAGTGAACTGCGTCATTCGTACTTCTGGGACGGTGGTATCTCATGCTGCACACAAGACATCCGTCGCAGAGGCGGACTAGAAACTTACCTTTAAATCTTGCCGTCCACATAGAATCGTTGTGGACGATCATCAGCGCCTTGCACTGGCTCCATTGGCAAGGGATCATATTGACCAGGCCAAGCCAGAATACTCATCAAGGCAGAGTCAAGATATATGTTTTCTTGTTCACCCAAAAAGTTGGCAGGGTTGTAGTTTCGCACACACATCCAATACAACCGATAGTCCAGGGCTGTGAGCATATGGTAGATATCGCCAAGATTGGGAGTTTCTATTGCTTCGTAATATATCACAGGACGGCGGCTTTTCAACAAGTGTACACAGCCTTGTAACACCTCGTACTCATGACCCTCTACGTCTATCTTGATCAGGTCCGGTGGCTCATGACTCAAAGAGTCCAAGGTCATGCAAGGTACTTGTACCCCTGAAGTGCCCATGGTCATGTGACCAAAGTTGCCATACACCGAGGGATCAAAATCAGCAATGTAGCCTATGCCAGCAGTGTTTGATACTGCTGCTTGATATCTTGTGATTCGATCGTGGTCCGCTGTGTTTTGTTGCAACAGTGCAAAATTTTGTGGATTGGGTTCAAAACTGATCACTCGCCGGGCTCGACTGGCAAAGGCTGTGGTATGATATCCAACATTGGCACCCACATCATACACCACACTGTCGGGAGTTAGTATGCTGAGTAAAAACTCCAACTCCAGCTGTTGGTATTCTCCGTAGCGTTGTAGGCTACTGCCAATCATTTCGTCATTAACAAAGTAAGAAAAATTGTTGTGATATCTTGTGCGAGTTTGTGCAATCATGAGCAGACCTTTACGCTGTACCGGGCTTCAAAACGATCAGCATCCTCTCGATCATTCACCATGGGTTCTCCACGTATGTTTAATGATGTGTTAAGCAACATGGGACAACCTGTCATCACATACCACTTTTCCAGCAGTTCTCTTATGCCCGATCCGTCCTGGGGAACAGTTTGTACACGACTAGTGCCATCAACGTGAACGATAGCAGGAAATAGGTCAGGTAACCTACAACGAGCGATTGTTTGCATATACCTACTGTTACTGAAACCCCTAGGCATATCAAAGTACATGTCAGCCAGCTCCTCCAGAATAACAGGTGCAAAGGGTCTGAACTGTTGTCTACGTTTGATCTCATTTACTTTCTCCTTGATCTCGCTGCCTCTAGGATCTGCAAGGAGGCTACGGTTTCCCAGTGCTCTGGGGCCAAACTCGGCTCGTCCGGAGGCAACTCCAACAATCTGTTCAGTAAGTAGCCGATCCAAAAGGCCATCAACGGGATAAGGCCCAGGAATATCAGTCCCAAGATAAGCACTGGCCCAGTTAATTCTACGTCCATAAGCCAGAGCGGCAGCACCAAGGCTACTACCGGCGTCACCAGGACAAGGCATAATCCAAATATTTTCAAAGTAATCGCCCAGCTTTCTATTGGCAAGACAGTTAAGTGCAACACCACCCATATACACTAAATTTGAGCTCCACTCAAAGTTCCTGGCTCGTTGCATTACATTATATATCAACTCTTCGCAAACCGCTTGGGCACTAGCTGCTAGATCCACATCCGGCGCATGATTTAAAAACATTGGATCTATACCTATATGCAAATTTTCTTCAGACAAAATACGCATGGTATCTACATATCTGGGTTGGCCCCAAGCGGCCATGCCCATTGTTATATATTCTTCGTCTAATGGGTGTAGGCCAATGCGGCTAGTGCATGCACTATAGAACAACCCAATGGAGTGCGGATAAACTTGTCTCCATAATCTTTTATACTTTGCCACGCCTTTTTTATCATATTCTGCA